GTTCCATCTAGAACAGACAATGAAGTGACAACTTCAACACCAGCAAAGAATGTCAAGCCCCAAAAGTAATATAATTAGATATACAGTAATCTCACACGGATTAAAGCCTTATTACTGTAATCTTCTATTCATTACTCTTATCTGGATTCATCTTACCTTGCCATTATGTCAGGTGAAAAGATACATGCCCTTGCTGGAAGTTTAAAGGATTTGATCTTCACAGACTTAGTTCCATCTAGAACAGACAATGATGAGGTAATCTTGAAAAGTCTCAAGAAGCGAACACTAATCGCCTACTTTTTGGATAACCAGAAGAAGAGAGTCCGGATCAATAACAAGCTCCTTGCGTATTACTGTGCTCAATTCTACAACGACACTGACGGCTCTCGAATCTCAGATCCAGATCTTTCATTGTCGATTGTAGGTATCCTGTTATCCATCCTTGACCCAATAAAGACGCTAGAAGCCGGAAAGTTTGAAGAAGGATTCTCTCTAGCGGGTTACGATTTCGAGGCAAGATCGTTATCTAAAGATGAGGTTAATCAACTATGTGATGAGGATGAAAGATACCAAACTCTTTCAGGATTGATTCCGGACTTCGATCGTACTCTACGGGAGCGAGATGTATGGCTGATTTTATCCGGCGTGCTACTTCTAACCATCACAAAAGGGGTAAACCCTGCTGGGTATGGGAACTGGTACAAGAAAAGAGTAGCAGCTTTTTCTGGAAGCCTCGGATATCCACACGGTATCAAGGTATTAACCGAGAACACCAAGCCGTTAAAGGCATCAATGACCGGCAATCATTCCTTCTTAGCCGCATCATTAACACTCCGGGCAAATATCTTCCAAATAATCATTCAGGCTTCCTTATTGGAGGATCGGGCAGCGGCTATTTTCCGAGATGTAAAATCCCTATCTGTGGGCTGTGAGATGTCTCACATTCTTATGATAGACGAAATGCTCTACAATAAGTACCCAGAGATTAGAGCCTTGAGGTGTTTGAGCGAAGAGCATACTCCTATGACGCGAGCATGGAGATACCTATCTACTCTAAAGAAAGAGGAAGCCCTCTTCTGTAAGATCTTGGAACCCAGAACCAAGACAAATGTCTTAAATAGGAATAACTTTAGCCAATACGCCATTGCAGCACATGCTGCCGCCTGCTTTGATAATCCGACAATGAAACAATATGTAGTATCAGGTCAGGACAACAACAGCACCATAAGAGAGGTGGTATCAACCTACCTAGAAAAGAGAGCTGAGTTTGCTATCTTTGCAATGGGTTCAAGTGCCGATGCTAGAATGAGCTCTCAGGCAGAAAGAGAGAAGTTTATAAAGAGTGTAGAGGCTGACCTCACTAAGACTAGCGATGCTGGAGGATCTGGGCAAAGGACATGAATAGAACCAGTATATAAGAAAACTAAACCCCAAATGAGAAACTCATGGATTCAGATCCCTATGACTCCAAAGAATCTCTAAAGCCATTTCTGAATTTTGACGCCAGCAGAAATCTGAGAGAAACCCTAAACCAGACCTCTTGCGACGCAAATCTGGAGAACTTGTTATCTCGAGCGAGGAGAGTGAAAGAGACTAGCAAACCATCGAAGCCTGTCAAGCAGAGTACCTCTCACAAGAAGAAATCTCGAGTAGTCCCTCAGGTCATCACTCAGTCGGAGAAAAAGATCACCCGAAGAAGGCCAAAGAAGGTTGTTAGGATGTCTGATGACAACGTCTCGGTCAAATCAGATGGGGCAGGTTCTCCGATTCCAGTCGCAGATGTCCCTGGATGCTCAGCTATTTCTCATTATGAGGTTCCCAAGACGTTTGAGGATATTATGATCAAGAAAATGGATGAATTGATCACGTCTTTTAACTCAATGGTCAAAAAAGTCGGGATATTAGAAGAAAAGATCGGTATGATAGAGGCTAAGGTGAATGACAACGAAGCGACATGCACTGATCTAATTGTCGAAGCCTCTAGCCAAGCAGGATCTTTACATGTTATGTCGTCTGATATGACAGAGATAAAAGCAAGTATGGCCAGTACCTTAAAGGTAGTTCTAGAGTGTGAGACTGGTATATCAATTCTGAAAAAGGATAAGCAAGAGATTTTTGATAGAATAGATAATCTTCAAGCGGGTGCCTCTCATCTCCCATCAAAGAAGAAGAAGGAGAAAAGAAGCAAAGTTGTAGAATCAGAGGAGGAAAAGGAGGATGAAGACGATAACAAGGCCAAAGAAGCGTATGCTTGGACCGCAAAAGATGAAAGGATCTGGGAGAATATAAAGGGAAGATTAACCACTGTCAAAAAGCAGGATGTCAAAGCCATCAAGTCTATGTCTGACTCTAAGGATTTCAAGCAATTTCTGATAGACAAAGCAATTCCATACAGTAAGTCAGAGTGTGATCCTATATTCTCTCAGGTGAAGTCAAATCTATGGACACCCGGAGTCTTGACTCTTGATTCATATATGAATGCAAAGTCTGTTCAACTTGATACAAGCTCTGATGAGGAACGACCAAAGAAGAAAACCTCGAGGGAAAAGAAAACCAAGAAGGTCTCAAGCTCCGAATCAGATAGTGATTCTGATAGCTCTGTGCAGATAACTTATAAGAAAACCAAGAGAAATCTTGGAACATCTTACAAGAAGAAGTAATCTGGTCTTCTCTATCAATATTTGACCCCTCTGTATACTAAATAACTACTCATTAAGAATGTGTTCTCTATGATAATTATGCCTACTCATACATTTAATAGAAAAAACTAAACCCTTTAAAGATACAACTTAGATCTTCTCAGAGTATTTACGCTAACAATGTTCTCTTTCTACAGGCGAAGTGACGGCTCACCTTGGAGTACGATTCATTTCCTCTATAAGGTTCAGGATACTGGGACTGGGATTTGCTATTCAGGAGTTGTGAGAATTGGTGAGTATAAGTCGTCAGATACTCTTCCAGATCATGTATTAAAGGATATTGTGTACAAGCAAATTCACCAAGCTTCAATCATAATGACCGATAAGCTCTATTTGTTAGTTCACTTTACACAACCCGCCGATGGGAAATATTCTTTTCTACCAAGGTTTGAAGGAAACTCCTTTGGAATTGATCTCTCTGACAATTTAGGCGTACCTCGTTACTTCCTGAACAACTGTCTGCTGAAGGTAATATCTTTTGAGATAGGGTGTTCTTCAAAAATCACTTCTACAATCTTATCTTAACCTAAATCTTTAACCCCCAATTTCCAGAAGAGTATTTAACATGTAGCTGAACAATTCTACACTCCTTCTTCTTATTAGTGTATTCAGAAGGATATAGGATCACTAGTACTTTTCAAGGGCTCTGGTGATATCAAGCCGCAATGAGAGAACTTAGATATCTATATTTGTCTTCATGCATGTGGAAGTACTTCTAGGCTGATATTAATCTAGAAAAACTAAACCCAGAGAGATATAATATTTATCAGATATCAATATGGGTGCTTTCTCCTCACTTTGTCTATTGTTTATCTTAATTGGTACTTCTTTAAGCGGGACTAAGACTCCAGTCCTACTTGGCCTGAATCATGGACTGCTCTTGGAGCCCTATGGAGCATATATGTCACATTATGGCTTCAACTACATCCCTATCTCTTTTTCTATTCCGACAGAACTTCCGGCAGGTATTAACCCCTGTGTCAACAAATCTATGATTGAACTTCATCACAAGAGCGTTCTTCAATTCATCTCTAACCTAGTTCCCAACTCTACCCTTGATAGATCGTCCGGTGACAGGAAAAAGAGATGGATTCCCTTGATCTCAGGGATACTAGGCTCTGGCATAGCGATTTGGAACCGAGTGAGTATCCAATCTATGGAAAAGAACATGGACACAATTAACAGAAATATCCAAAACATTTATAATCACGTCAAAACTCTTACATCTACCACAAATCGAATCATCGATGACAACAACAGAATACATCATTTGGTTTCCGAGATCATCTCTGCAATAAATAAGGTAAGCGATGATGTACAATGTGTTAAGAGTAGCTATCTGTCCTTGTCCTTATGGGAATCTTCTTGGACCTCGCTCATTGTGAATTTATTCGTGAGAGCTTCTAATGCAGCATTAACTGGAAAAGTAACACCAGACCTCTTATCTGCTTCAAATCTCCAAGTTCTTTTACAAGAAGAAGCAACACTGCACGAAAGCCTTTACACCAAAGATCCTACACTAGTCTATGAGCTTTCAAGCTTTGTTCCGACCATTATCACGTCCTCTCCACCAGTTATTATCGGAATAATGGTTCTTCCAAAGATATCCCTTATTTCCTCTGGGCATGTCTACACCGTTAATTCTGTACCATGGCTGAGCGGAGAACATGCTTATAAAATTGACAGATCGGGGACGGTTGTCATTTCTCATGCTTACGATGTTTGGATTCCTGATCCAATTGAGTGCATATCTCACCCCGGACTTCTTATCTGTCCGAAGAAGTTTTTTACTGAAAGGCCAGATCTGTGCATAAAGAATATCCTGTCTCAGAATAAAACTGATGATTGTAATATCTTAGTAAAATCGAGACCACTAACTCCCATTGCATTACAGCTAAAGACTGGAGTACTACTGAGCGCTTTTGATCAAGGGACTGCTTCTAAGATTGTCCAGTATAAAAATAAAGAATTAAGGACTAGTCCGTTAGCAAAGTCTGATCATCCAAACTACTTCTTCGCAGATTCAGGTCATATGCTAATGGTTGAAGACAAAATCTATCAGCTAACAGAACTTTCTCATCCATACGATTTTTCTGTTCAACCAATAGATCTGGCTAATTCCTCTATAGACATATCCCAACATCTTGTTGTTCCCGACTGGACTGAGATCTCTCATGTCAAGGACCCTCCAAATTTACTAACTACATTAAGCTCTCATGACTTAATCCTCTACATTATTATAGTGTTCTTCTTTTCTACTTTTCTTGTGATCTATGGCAAGAGGACCATAAAAGGATACTGCATGAGAAAGAAAAATATAAGAAAGAGGGGTGAGGTTTCTAATTTCTCTAATGCACACCAGATGATGTCTCTTCATTAAACAACTTTGTTGTTATGACCATGATCTTATAAGAACAGCTGAACACCATTAGCTTATATGCTCCCTGTACACGTTTTATATATAGTATAACCTGATAGGAAAATAATATTGACAACTGTATTTTATCATAACGTTATTAAGCTTGATATCAAGCTATATTTACAGCCTTTTTATCTAATTATATTCGAAAAAACTAAACCCGTAGAGTCTTTACATGCTGATAAAAAGTCTCAAAATGAGTAATAAAAATCCTAATCCCTCTAAGGGCTTTCTTAAGACCACTCCCACAGAGGATTGTAAGAATTTTAATCAATCTTTCTTCTGCAGTCGAGGAACCATGTGCAAGTATAAACACAACTACCATCAAGGGAATCAGATTCATATATTATCTTACTTAGATGGGATAGTCGCAACTCAAAACATGATCATCAAGAAGCTTGACCAGGTCTCTGTAAAATTTGGGTTAGATGAGAGTAAATCTGATCCATCGAGCTCCGCCAGTGCTGGCTCTCGATCCCGCCCGTCTGTAAGGGATATGACTAAAATTGCTAAGAAATCCAGATCTCGATCTAGAGACAAGGACATCTCAGAATTTAAAATACCTCTGATTGAACCAATTTTTAACCCAGGTCCAAGTCAGATTCATCCTGATCAAGCGAAATCTCTTATGAATCCTCACGCCCGGCCATTCAACCCTCTATGATTGATGCTGATTGTTAGGTGTATTGGTGGATAGGCATGGCTCTAAAAACACCGGAAAGATTCAGGCCATGCAAGAGGTATGTGTCGTTCACTCATACTAAATTATCTACTTGTATACTGATCCATTTACTCACACTCAAGGTAATTCTTTGGAGTATGATCACTCACTTCATTAGTTAAGAACAAGCTCTTTTAGAAAAACTAAACCCGCAATGGGACTAAAAATACCTGACTCTCACCTTCAGTCTCCTATTCGAGATGTATTTAGGATCTACTTCCATCTTAGTGAGAACAGAATCCCAGGGTTCCTTCGGGGCTGTATAGCATCTTGCCCTGTGCCCCGAAAGAAAATCCTTCTCAATTCAGAAAAGATTTATGGGCTCATATTGTCAGGAGTTTACACCAACCAGCTTGTACTTCATTGGACCTCAGAATGTTTCCCTGCTACCGTGGGGATAGTTCAAAGTCATGCCCGGGATGTCCTGAAAGGATTGGGCTTGCAGGATTACTCAAATGAGTGCGACTATGTCCCAGATATAGAAGACATGAGGAGATACTCAGAGAAGGTCAAATGGGAGGATATTAGAATATGCATGCAGAAGCTCAGGGAAACACCTGATAAATGGAAGAAATCCAACATCCTGCCACACTCTCTCATCGAGGTCTGGTTTTGCGCTCAGTTTCTTATTGCAAGATCAATTGACCACCAGTATTATCTCTTGGACTATGATCAAGTGATGATGGTAACAGATACAATATCTTCTAGGGTTTTTGTCCTATTGTATCATCGAATGCTCCAAGAGCATTTACCAGGGAAAGTATCGGAGGACGTGATCCTTAATTGCTTCAAGGCTTTTGATGAGCTGTTTTTCAGAGATGGGAACTCAGCATACTCGCAAATTAAAAATTGGGAGGCTATAATTATCTCCATCTTAATAAAGAAATACGATAGGCTTCCTACCAGAGATGTGTTTTTTAACCAAATCCACAATGAACTGGAGAAGGATGGCTGTGATATAGCCTTACATCTTATGGAGTTCCTAGACTCTCTTGGGCTTTCTGCTGACATCCTTTCTGAAATCCATGGATTCTTCCGTTTATGGGGACATCCTACAGTAGATGAAGAAAAAGGGTGCGTGAAAGTAAAAAACATCGCTCAACATCGTCCTGACCCCAATGGAAGAACACTGCTTGAGATGGATGGGCTATTTGTTAGGCAATACTGTGTATCATTTATGAAGAAACATGGTAGGTGGCCCCGGCTGAAAACAACCTACTTAAGATCTAAGAGCCAACTTAAAAGGGCAGTTCTCTCTCACACAACAGCAATCGACCTGTACTCCCCCAACTTCCCATTGGATGATTGGGCTGCTCTCGAGCTGGAACAAGAACTAGAATTTGATTATTTTCCAGACTTCACAGAGATTATCGATGACAAATCTATTAGTGTTGAAAGAGATGACTTGCGAACTCTATACAATAAGTGGATGCTCGGGTATGATCCAGGAGAGCCAAAGACAAGTAGGAGACTTCTATTAGAAGTGTTACGCCTAAAGGATGTTGATATCAAGTCTGTCTGCCAAGATGTCGGACGGAGAAATATACCAAAAAATCAAAAAATCATTGTCGTTCATGCAAAAGAGCGTGAGCTAAAGAATCACCCGCGGCTATTTGCCATGATGCCTGTCCTTATGAGATTGTTCTATGTAGCAATAGAGGCCAATATTAAGGAGAAAATATTCGAATATTTCCCACAGCAGACTATGACTTTAACTGAGATTGCATTGAACGCAAGATTGTTCAATTTGACAGAATCTTCCGAATCAGACCATTACTTCATATGTTTTTGTCATATTGACTTTACCTCATGGAATCTCCATTGGACAGGGTCTGCAGTCTCTCTATTAAGTAGGAGATTAGAACAATTATTCGATACTCCAGGGTATTACAGTGGAGGACATTGGTTCTTTAGCCAGTGCCTCATAGCCCTTGCCTCTCATCACAATCCACCAGTAACCCTCATTAATAATGAGAGAGGAGAGGTATCTGAGTGTGACACGCTATGGTTTAACCACATAGGAGGTTTTGAGGGAATAATGCAAAAGCTTTGGACTCTTCAGACTATTATCCTTCTCTTATTGGTAGAGTTTAAGACTGGGATTCGCAGTATTATCACTGGACAAGGAGATAACCAAGTGATAAAGCTGCTAATCCCTCTCGAGGAACAAGGCTTGAATAAAGACCAATACATAGTGAAGTATCAAGACCACATTACCGAGAGCTTGACAAAATTCGTTCATTGCTTATCTGAAAAAGCGGGGGATTTAGGGTTAAAAGTGAAAATAGAAGAATCTTATACCACTACGGATATCTTAGTTTATGGGAAGAGAATAATATTAAACGGAGCTTTTCTACCTCAGGCATCAAAGCGTATTGCCCGAACACTCACAGATGTAAACGAGATCTACCCTAGCTTAAGCAGCAAGATTTCCACGTTACAAACGGCCGGGTTAGCAGCAGCTCAACATGGGTTCACTATTGTAATACCGTATGTAATTTGCCAAATGGAGACGTTATTCACCATAGAAAGAGACATAGAATGGAGCTTACTACTCCGGGGTTCCCAGGATATTAAAATTATACAATGGATAAAGAAGAAATACGTGATGAGGTTCCTACTACTCTACACAGGCGACCTAGGAGGTCCACCAATTTTACCCTTTTTAGCTTTCTTTTATAGAGGTCATCCTGACTCCCTGACAACTTGTCTGACAGAAATCTACTTGATGAAATCTTCTAACAAACTGGCATTAGATCTCTGGGCGTACTTGGAAGCTCTTAATTTAGAGACAGGGAAGGGGAACATCGAGTTACTCATCTTGAATCCATGCTCTCTAAATATTGATACTCCAAGTTCTTTAGCATCTATATATAAGCATTTCTTAACAAAGGAGCTTCCTGACATAACTACAAATAAGTGGCTAAGCCAGGTGTTTGGGACAGACACATCAGAAGAAGAACAGCGCATCATGAAGTATCTAGTCAACACCCGTCCATTTCACCCAAGAATTTTACATGAGATCTTCTTAAATACGGTTCCTGGCGCAAGATCTGCCTTTGCTTCCAAGTTCTCTACAACAAGAACCACTCAGGTGCTTGGGAGCTCTCGGGATGAGTCAGGGAATCTTATAAAACAGGTAAAAAAATCTGAGCAAGGCTGGATTAATTACTGGTTTGAATGTTATTTGAAATTCATAGAGGAGAAGACTGAGCATACAGATAGTCAGTTGCATGATCCCTGCACACTTGCCCAGACCTTAAGAAGATACACATGGGGGGGATCATTGCCTGGTGTATCTTTGGAGGGGATTACTGTTCCACACCCCGCCCATCAATTCATCTTCAACATTTGTGCTAGCGCAGATCACACGTCTTGCATAGGAGCTCAAGAGAGGGTTACAATCTCCTTTATTAGCTCAGACACTCGCACCATCCTCATGAGTAGGGGTCCGTATCCATCGTACTTGGGATCCAGGACTCGAGAGAAAAGAACCGGAAAGATCATAGTAATACCTCAGACTGGACGACCTCTTCACGCTGCTGAGCGACTGAGTCAGATCCAATCTTGGTGTATTCCAGATGATAGTAGACTTTGTGATTTTATAAAATCACTTGTTGGAACCAGGACAGATCTTCCTATTGAGCTAGTAAAACTCTCAGCTGGATTTATTAGCTCCGGATCTATAGTGCATAGACTTGACGATCATGTTACTAAGAGAAATGCACAACACAACATATTGACTAACATCACAACCCATGGATATTTGACATGCGATATGCTAGGAAGATTCTCGAGAGGGCAAGATAACTATAATATGCACATCCAGGGAATTATTCTTTTAAACTTTAGCCTGATCAATATGATTGCGGTGACTAGAGAAGAGTTACCTAATCTGGTTTTCTCCATGCATTATAACCCGGCCAGTGCAGAGGAGGTCTTAGAAGATGTTTCTCTAAGCAACAAATCTAGCCTACCCCCCGTCACTGTAAGGAAGGATAACCCTCTACTCTATACAGCTGTTAGAGATGCCCCTTTTATGTCGGATGTACTCTTAACCAATTATCTTCTGGTCCGAGACAACTCAGACGACTATGCCGCAGCCCATGTTCTCCTAGCTAGAATTATCTCCAGTTTAAACGCTAGAATGGAGGGCATCACCGATTACTCTTTGGTAACACTTTCCAACCTAGGGGTCCAAGAAATACTCAGGGTGACCTTGAGGAGAATAATTCGTGCACTGAGCATTCTCCTTATTCTACTTTTGCCATATTCCGCTACAGATCTTCGAGTTGTCTTGAACCTGCTGCCTTTAAAAATTTGGGCGGACATAACCCCTCTTTGTTTACTCCCAGAGATACTCCCCGAGCTATTTGAGCTCTCTGGGGTATTCTTGCCCGATTTGTTTGTAAATCCTTACCAGATCTCAAGACTCTTGGTCCGGGCCCTCTCTATAGAGGTAGAAAAGCAATTGAAGATCATAGAAGACTCAGAAATGATGTGGAATCCCCGGGTGACATTTTATATAACCCAGAATATTGGTGTGCGTCGTGTCTTTTTCATGTGGGGTAGACTCATACTCCTGACTAGCAAAGAGAAGTATAACATCTTGAAGATGATCTCACATCAGAAACTTGGAGGGTTGTCCAATGTGAATTTACCTTCTTCTTCTCAGCTTGCGAGTTTAAACAAGGAAATATTAAAAGATTACGGATTAGAGGGGCTTCGTTACTGCTGGACGCAGAATAAGATTCGCATTTCAAAAGATCCACCTGAGAGCAAGATGCGCCTCAGAGAAAAACCGCTTCCAAAGTTAGCCTTCTCTGGTCGACAGCTAAGGCAAGCGACTATAGCTCATCGAGGGAAGATCTCAAACGAAGGGTATCCTTTTAAGATACTTTTTCCGCTCGGATCATTGGATATAGAGTTGTTTGACCCGAATTATAGTGCAACAGTTTCCATTGCCCCTAATTACAATCACATGGATCATATGTATCACCTAAGAGGGCATACTTCTTCATCTTATCTAAAGGTATTGGAAATCCTGGTTAAGGAAGAAATACTTGAAGTAAAGTCTTCTCTGATCGTGGGGGATGGAGAGGGCGGGATAGCACGAATGGTAGCGGACTTCTACAATATTGATGTATACTTTAACACCTTAGTGGATAGATCAAAGCTAATTCCACACAGGGCAGCATGTTACGTTCCAGCCAGCTTTATAGACCAACCCAGTAAGGTGAGATTAGCTCATCTTTCAGCCTTAAATGGAGGAAATTTACTGGAATCGAAGGTGATTCACGATTTAATAGAAAATATCCATGAGGATATCGAGTGTATAATTTCAGATGCGGAGCTGCTCCCTGGAGGGCCAAAAGAATATATACAGTTACTCAGAAATATTTTGTTTTTGGCTTTCAATCTTAACACTGAGTGTGTGATATTCAAGTGTTATTATTACAATCCGCTTCATGTGTGTGATCTCTTAGGGTTAGGGAATACGTTATTTTCTGACGTTAGACTCATAATCCCGACGTTCTCATCAAATGAGACTAGTGAGGTATACTTATATCTTGCAGCCCGTAGAGAGGATTCTGAGTCTATTAGGTGTTACACCGCAGATTATCTTAACAAATTCTATCGGTCCAGCTCAGCTCGATCTGCTTATGCTATCATTAGCCCGACTCTGTTGAATCGGCATACAGCTCTTCCCCATCAATTGAACAGAAAAGAGAGGGTAAAGGAGTTGTTTGCTTTATCGGACGATCTCGGCATTCCGAAGAATCTCAGCGTATCAATTGAGCGATATGCCCTCAACCTGTTAGTCTTCTCCCACGAGACATCCATAGTAGATTATTTAGACAATGCGGGCCAAGTTGCTAGATCCTGTGCCATAAAAGAACTCCGAGGATTCGCGCTCTCTCAAGAAGGAACACCATTATCCCCTGAGTTAAAAATCATCATGTCTGGACACAGGAGTATTCATTTATCTGTGGAGCGATATCTAAAGGTTTGTATTAACTGCAAGACCCTCTCTAGGATTATCTTAAATTATCAAACTCTCCAACAGGCATATGTGGAGATAAAAAATACCATAGAATCTCCTCATGAACTCCTATCAGATAAGGGAGAGATGTTGTATTCCCTCCGGCTAGATTGGGTTGTCTGGAAAAAGGAGTTTTTGAAACTTTTTTGGGTTATTCTTGGGCATGCTATATGGAATTATTAAAAACTAGGGCTCGTAACTAAGCCCATAAAGTCCTGAGAGAGGGTATCAGAAGTTGACCCATTGTCTCTAAACAGAGGAGGGGTTTCAGAACTCAATATATCTCTTATAGAATCCATAATGGAGAAAATGGAAAAATGGAAGAAGTTATCAACTTTGATCTACTCTGAGTATTGTTTTTACGTGTTTTCTTGTTTATATTTGTGTTTTTTGTGGGTAGTGAAGTGTTGTCACTTCCCGG